GCACCACCTACAGTCAGATCCGGGGTTTCAATCAGTTCAAAACCAATCAGCTTCGGAGGCTGGTTGTCTGCAATCGTCATGGTAGCACCATACAGCTTATTCATGACATCCTTTGCAGCAATCAGGGCATTCAGAGCCACAGGTTTAATGTAGCAGTAGCGTTCATCTTCAGGTACATAGTTGTTAGACATCTTGGTCTTGATAGCCAGTAACTCTTCAAACAGAGCTACACCAGTCTCTTCATTCTCACCAAGAGAAGTAACAGTCTTGGTTTCGATAGAGCCTTTGCCAGTACCCTTTACACCAGTCGTCTGATTGGTAGGAATGTTCTCCGTATCAGCAACGACCATCTTAGCCAGTTCAGCCAGTACAGCACCATCATTCGCCCGGGCTAACGCTTCACCCAGCTGACGGCTGTATTCACCACGGAGATCGAAGTGAGCCATAGCTTCATCCAAATCGAAGATCAGGCAGTCGGAAGTCAGCAGACCATCAATCTGAATGATCTTCTCTGCGTGTTCAATGTTCACACGGAGATCATCAAGATTCCCACCAGCCTTCAGATAAGCTGCAGCAGCACGACCGAATACCGGGAACTGTGCGGATTTACCACTAGAGATATTGCGTTCAATGTGACGACCCAAAGTCACACTCTTGCCATTAAAGGCAGCCAGCACTTCGCCAGCAAATACTTTCAGGAATAAAGCAAGTCGATCATTATTACCAACTACCTTACCCGGGGCAGCAATAGTTACATCTGCCATTTCACATCATCTTCCTTTCTTTTTCTATATTGGAAATAAGAACCGGGGATCTCAGTCCCCAAATAGTGTTGAGACAGCCAATTTCTTTTCGACCTCTTTTGTGTACTTTGCATCACGACCATATCGTTTGTCCTGCATAGCTTTAATCATTTCATTTTGGTCTTGGAAACCAGCAGTCTTGTTCACCACACCACCACCAGTTAAGGTAGGGTTATTAGTACCATATTTTGCAGTCATCTGAGCCTTGACACCAGCAATGTAAGAAGTAATGGTATTTAAGTTTGCATTAGACACCACTTCATTGAATGCTTCGACAGCAGACTGTCCCTGACTAGAGACAAACTGAGTCAGTCCCTTGTAGGACTCTTCACCACCAGCTGCATGAATAACTGCATAATAAAAATTATCTGCTTTCGCTTGCCACCCGGCTAAGACAGCATCCACGATATCTTTGTCGTATCCTGCTTCCTTAAGAGCCTTGTAGCTTTCTTCAGATAACCCACCTGACTCATTGTATTCAGCTTCCATCTTGCTATAGTCCAAGCCTTTGGATTCCAAAGTCTGCTTTGCACGATCCATAGCATCCCGGGTATCCTGAATATCTTTGTCAGTAATTTCATTGGGAGTCTCAGCTTCCGTAGGAGCATCCTTCGTGGTCTCCTGTGGATTTTCTGCTGTAGTCTCCTTATCATTGTCTTTGTTGTCTTCGTCTTTTGTGATATCGACAGTCTGTCCATTAGACACAACTTCTACCTGACTGATATCAACTTTTCCACTTTCAGCAGGAGACAAAGAAGCACCAGTATCACCTACTAGCTGCTGCTGAGTAGTTACTTCAGTATTGTTTTCCACTTACGCATTACCTCCATTTGCACTTGCACTTTGCATTACACCTTTGGCAATCTCAGGGGCTACTGCCTGTCCCATCTGCATCATCTGAGCTTGCTGCTGTTCTTCTTGAATCTGTTCAGGTGTCTTGATAATACCTGTTACATCAATGTTACTAGCAGAAGCCACAGCTGTGATGAAGTTAGACCATTCGATAACCTGAGTGGCTTCAGGGATCTGTCCGACAATAGACAAGAAAGTAGTCAGTTTATTTAAGTCATGTCCACGACCCAAGGCTTCCACACCAGTCGTAATAGCTGGCTGTACGATATCCTGTGGGAGTTCGCTGATTTGTCCTGTAGACATCAGCTGGATCATGATCCTGCGTACCAAAGGTAACTGAAGTTCCTGAGACAAAATTGAATAGATACCACCTAAGGTATCCTCAAGTTCCCCAGCGACATACCTGATTTCTTCTGCTGTAACTCTTTCGGCTTGTCTCTGTACCGCAGAGTTCAGCATAAAAGCATAAGACAGTCTGCTTTCAATAGCATCTGCCGTACCTTTGGCAATCTGTAAGTCGCTTGTCTTCTGTACCTGAAGGGGAATTACATCTTCAGGTCTCCCCGGAACAAACCCACCATTTTTCGCTTTTTGCAATTTCCTTGGCTGAGTGATTCCATTGGGGTTCACTAGATAAATTATGGAAGCTGCAATGGCAGCCAATTCCACTATTGCCTTTTGGAGACCCTCAAGTGTCCTAAGGTCTCCTAGGTATTCCTCACAATAACTTCTTCCGTAGGATTCACCATCCATCTTCATAAGACGAAGAGGGATCCAAGGACAGGCATCCACAGGGAATTCCTGTTCGTATCCGGGAATCGGTTTCTCATCTATCTCCTGATAACTGTAATACCTGTTGTCTTCTGCATTGTAATAGACATGTGTATAGATATCTACTTGTTCTGAAGGATCCTTATAGGGATGATCAGACAAATTCAGGACATCATCAGGTATCGTTGCTACAGACAATCTGTCTACTGTGACCAGCTGAATTACATGACCCATAGCATCCCTTTGGACAACATAGCTGTTCAGACGATACAGTTTGATTCCCCCTTCTTTCGGAGGAAGGAACAACAGACAGTTTCCTGCGACAACCAATTGCTTCAAAGCTTCATGGATCGTCACACGGATCTGATTGTTCTCAATGTATCGTTGGATTGTCTGTTCGATCTGAACCAGCTTCTGCTCAATCTCCTGTTTAACCTCAGGGGTCTGCTGAAGATAGTCCATTACATCATCTCTTACTGATAGACGGAAGAAGGGAGCATTAGCAGGAAATAGGGCTAACAGTAGTTTTGAAGACAAGTTATTGACACCTCTAGCCCCAACGGACTGATATGGTGTCTCATAATCTGTCGAACCATTATCCATTTCCTTAGGAAACAATGCAGGAATCGTGTACTTTGCACAATCCTCAGCTCTTGTCTTATAAGGTTCTCTGTCGCTTTTGAGTCGCTCATAAAGAGCCTTAGCAGTTTCCTTTCTTTCCTGAGCTTCAGTATTAGACATTTATCCCAGTACCACCACTACCACCAGCGACAGGGATAGTCAGTCGTTTCTTTCCTTTAGCCTTTACAGCACTCTGTGATTCTTTAACTGTGTCCATGCCTGTAACATTTGTTGAGACAGGAGCAGGAGCTGCCACAGCTGGAGCAGGAGTAGGTGCTGGTGTCTGTTTTACGACAACTTCAGGCTCTGAATGACTTCTATGTCCACACATTGTTTACACACCTTCTTTTCTGAATTATTCTTATTAAAAATTAGTAGGATTAAAAGAGGAATTTCTTCTGTCAATCGTCAACTGTTTTCTACCTTTTTTCTGAGAAAAGCTGTCTTCAGAACCACCAAGCTGTGCAGAGTCAGGAGCTTGTGCTTCTGTCTGTGGAACAAGGTTTGTCGCAGCTACAGCAGGAGTTGGAACAGTAGTACTGACAGACGGAGTTTTGATTTTCCAACACATTTTATAGATCACTCCTTTTCTGTCGTTGTCTTCGTTAAAATGTAGACCCTATTCAAGACATCCCTAACTCCTTTTATATATCCTATAGTTTCATCATTGTTCTTGAGTTTCTTGGATATCAAAATACTGTCTATATCGAAGTTTTTACAGAGTTCTTTATATATAACAATAGGGACTACAGGAAGTTCCTTGTAGTCCCTATCATCATCAACCTTAATACTTATCTTAGCTTTAGGCACACTATACTCTCTTTCTTATACAGTTCCATTAACTTCGTCTTTTAATGCGTTCCAAAGTATCACTTTGTTCCCCTTGTAGTCTGTGTTTCGGAGTATCCTTGCTACCCTAGCCTGAACCAATGCATCCTCTTCAGACAAGCCTACTCGCTCAAAAGCTCCGACAACAGTCTTCCAAGAACACTCTTTATCCAAAAGTTTCCTTGCGGTAACATCACCGATACCCGGGCATCCTGCATAGTTGTCTGCCCGGTCTCCTACAAGGGTCTGATACAAGAACCAATAGTCAGCCTGTTCTTCTGTCGTATCAAAATATTCGTCCCGGCTGAAGTCGTAGAAACGACAAGGAATGGTCTTGAAATCTTTGTCTCCACTAATAATGATGGAATCCTTGT